TTAGTATAAGTATTTGCAGCAACTTCAGCAGCGACTATTGCTGCACTTATTTCTGCGCCTATAGTAATTGGTGGAATCCCTACAAAAGGAAGCATTTCAGCTTGGAAGGCAGCATATGCTGCTGCCTCTGTTGCAGCAGCTGAGGCTGCTATTTCAGCAGTTGTTATAACCGCCTGTGCTTCAATGGCTTCGGTAATCTCAATTGTCGTTGCTTCTGCTTGAGCTTCTATCGCTTCTTCTAAAGCTAAAGGGGTTACATAATCATCTATGCCGACTACTCCGCCACCAGAAGCTATACTTAGAACACCTGTTATAGTTGTATTTTTTAGTATTCCTGTAGTTAAATCCCCTAATATTTGGGCGTTTGCAAGTCCTGGACTTTCTTGTTGAATTATATATTTTGCATCATCAGGAGCTATGCTAAAATCCACTTCTACCGGTCTATTAGTATTATCTCCTACCCATATTTTGTTTTCAGTTAGGTTTGGTAGATTTGAAACTTCTATATTAGGTGCAGGTAATGCTTTATTTAATTCGTCTCCTATCCACAAAAAACCATTTAATAAAGAGTCAGACAGTACATCATTGTTTATACTAATGACTCCATCCGTGTTATACATAAAACCATTATCAAGAGTACTAAGTGCTTGTGCATTTGGCAAACCTGCATCTGGCTCACTAATAATAAAACCTACTCTATTATTCAAAGATTCTAGATCATCAACTTCTTTTCTAAGATCTATAAGCTCTAACCTCATATCAATTAGTATGGGAGATGGTGTAGCTATTCCTTCATAATCTCCAACTAAAACATAGTCAGGGTCGGATAGCACTCTACCCGTAACTGGCGATATAAAATTATGTAAAACGTCAAAGCTCATGCCGTTAAATGCCCCAAAAATGTTGTTATATTATCTATATCATTATTAAAATATTCTGCGGTTGCAGTTTGGTAGTATTGCAGAATTTCAGGCGTAGAATTGTCGAACTCGGTATCTTGACTTGGTTCAAAATAATACTGCATTCTGTAATAATACAATTGCTCTAGCGTATAATTACTTTCAATAAACAATTCTCTAGCTTCTACTTCTTGAGGTCCTGTAGTAGTAACTCCTAGAAGATACATAATTAAATAAGCACCCTCCAAAGCCCTTAAATTATTGCTTAAATCTTCAATTTCTTTGAGTTGTTTAGTGCTTAATCGCCATTTATCAGCAAAAACTTTACGATCTTTGCGTAGTTCTTGTATTTCTTGGTTTACTCTTGATCTAACTGAGTTTTCAGGAGGAAAGCCTACATCACCAAGGCCAGTACCTATAGATAAAACACAATAACGCTTTGCAGTCGGTTTTTTTGCTTTGGCAATGTTTAAAGCAAGCCCTGCGGGGTTATTTTGTACAACTCCACCATCTATATATGAATCTGTACCAATGCTCCAAGATGGGAAATATAAAGGCGCGGCACTTGTAGACATAGCCACATCGACAATATTAAAATCTTGGCCTGTTAAACTTGGAACAACTTTGCTATTAGAAAAATATATCGGTGTATTGGTATCTTGCCCGTAATCAGGGTCTACATTATTTTTTTCAAATGAAGTAATAACTGTTGTTGCCTTCAAGTCAGCCATGGTAGTTGTTGCTCCAAATACAGAATCCAATTTGCTTTTTAGCCTCATTGTTCCTATACCACTTGTTGTACTTGGATAAAAAGTAGGGTTACTTAAAGGACCTCCTAAAATAGTATTTACTTTAGATAAGGTAGATGGTCTGGACGATGGCGTTGTCGTGCTTGTTGTAAATATCCATGGTCCATCTTCAGTGAAAAATGGCAACAACTCTTCAGGACTTTTACCAAAAGACAAAGCAAGAGCCATAATACCACCAATAGAACTGCCAGTTATGACATCAAAATACTTCCATAATTCGTTTGGATTAATTCCCCATAAATCCACAAAGAATTTTAAGAAATTAGCAGAAACATAACCTCGCATGCCTCCGCCATCTAGCGATAAAATTCTTAATGTATTAAAATCACTCATTCCATTTTATGTTATTTAGTTTGTTTAATAACGCATTAGGTGCTAATGCTGGATTCTCACCTGGGCTAGTGTAATCTTTTGGCAATCTTGCATTTTTGAAAGGCTTAGGGTCATCTTTAACAATTGGAGGTCTGTTTTGCTGGCAAGGCTTATCTAAGTAGGGTTTTCCTACCATAAGACCAGTCCAAACTAAATTATTTCCCTTCCATTCCATTTGCTTAACAAGATCGCAATGATTAAAATCAAAGCCGCTATCATCGCATACACCCAAACCTTGAGGATTGGTAGAGTTTACTTTAACGTTCTTGCCTTTCCAGCGTGCTACAAAACTCATAATTACTCCGCATATTGATTGCCATACCAGCTAGGTCTAATACTTATAGTATTTTCTTCGCTGTCTTCCATCGTTGCTAAGTTAAATGTATTCTGATATTCCCCATTAAGCATCTCGGCCATTTGGCTGTTGAATTTTAAGGCTAATTTAAAACTTAAGCCCATAACCAACGCAGGATAAAACCTTGATGGAATTTCAAGCGTATTAGTATATAGGCCAACATCTTGCATCATTTTTTTATAAGAATACTCAATAGCGTTATACATAGAAGAAGGAGTTGGCCATACAAAAACGGAAGGAGTAATAGTTCTGTCAAAATAATAAACAGAAGGTCTTCCTGTAACATTTTTTTGAGGTAATTGTAAGTATTCATTTCTACTAATTGAACTAATAACAGTATCTGTTACGTTATTATTAAAATAGATTTCTTGAATGTTTAAAGTAGCTCCTTCCGTTTCCCGAACGCGATAATATCTTGCTTCTGCCGAGCTTGTAATATCAAACCAATATAGCTGATCTTTTTTGTATATTTGAGAAGGTATGTTTAAAACACTAAACCAAGTGCCATTATCATTAGAGGCTTCAATGCTTAAGGTATATGTAATATCTGCATTCGAAGTAATGCCAAAAAATACTATGTTTTGCTCACCCCCTTCTCCATAATCGTAAGAAATATTTCCATTAGAAGCATCTTGAGTACAAGCTGTAGTGTTGTTTGCATCAAACGCATTAGCAGCTACTCCCCCATTACTTGATGCTGGAGTACCATTTAATTGACGAGTAGAAGTGCGTAAATTAACTTCAGTTAAGTTGCTTACATAATTTTCTAAAGAGTATTTATTTTGTAAAGATTTTAATGCTAAAAAACCACTATTTAAAGTCCATAAATTAGTAGATTTATTCATCCATTCAAGTAACAGAAGATTAATACTTCTTCTTGCTGACTCTAGTTTTTGTGGTGTAATAAATTCTGGAGCAATGCCTATATTTTCATAAGCGTCCCTTATTAAAACTTCTACTTTAACAAATTGAAAATCGTACTTACCAGATACCGACACAAAATCATACCCTAATAAAATTAAATATTATATTCGTATTTTGTGTATGAGATCCTATAATGTTACATTTTACTAATAAACTTTGCGTGATATTAATTTTTTCTGGAGGCAGCAAGTAACTTCTAACAGACGATGATTCTTTATCTAATGATTTTAGATATCCATTTAAAGGATCTGTTAGATCTTTAAAAGTAATATTATTTGACTTTATATTATCTAAAGTTGAGAATATCTCTACGTTAAATGAATCATAGGTTGAATAAGTATTCAGTGATAAACCATATGTACTAAAATTATTTGAAACTACATCAACTCCAACAAAAATATATACTTCATTTCCCAAGGCAACATCTAATTTTTCAGAAGACGAAGCATTTGGTATTATAGAAACAACTTCATCATAAAATTCATTAGAAGTAACAGGATTAGAAAACATTTTTTCTGCTCCAGATAATGTCTCTGTCAATAAAACTCCATTTTGATACCCTGTAATCGTAAATGTAATAGAGCTTAAGTCAGAATCTTGAAAAGTTTGCAAAATTATTTGCCTTGTAGTTCCAGTACTTTTCAAAATAGGAGCAGTTTTCTTTATGTCATCAACAATTTTACTATTAAACTCTAAAGGAGTATCTGCAATAACGTCCACTTGATTACAGATAGCGTTTGTAAAAAAAGGACTTTTTCCCGGATATATAATTTTTTTAATATTCCTCGTCATAAAACTACCTTATATAAAAAGGTTAGTATTTTTTGTTACTAACCTTTTGTTTTTTATAAATTAAGCTCCAGGTGAGCCAAAAATACCTCTTGGATTTGAAACACCAAATGAATAACGTTCTGTTGCTTTCGCCATAACGTTATCTGTTTGATAATCCACGTAAGTATCAGTCTCAACTCCTGTTCTTTGGTAATGCTTTAGCCCATCAGGAGCATCAGTAAGAACAAACCAAGCATCAGCAGAAGTAAGATATTGATTTACTCTGTATCCTTCTGGAATATAGTCATTGTGGTACATAGCATTAATATCGTTGTTTGCTGTACTGATTCTAAATTGGCTATTCAGCAGTCTTGATGCTGCAAACTGTAGTTCTCTAGGTACAATAATCTTTTTAGCCATTGTTTGAGCTAAAATTCCTGATTGCATTGGGAACTTTTGAATAGCAATAATTGCTTGTTCTACACCTGCTTCACTAAAATCAACGTTAGCACCATCTCTTGCTAGTGTATTTGAAAAAGTACCACCATCAATTGGATGATTTTTAGAACACACAGCTTGTCCATCACCGATAGGATAAGCCTCATTAAAGGCATTATTAAGTACATTTGCTCCAAGAATATTTTTAGTAACTCTTAAAGAGTTTCTAAGTGATACAGCTTGTTGTGGGAATTGGTTTTGATATAAATTATCTTCAATAGCTTCTTTAGTAATAGTAAAAGATAAACCAACTCTTTTATGTACGTAGTTAGTAATAATTCTTTGTCCCATACTATCTGTTGCTATTGGCTGACCTTCAGGCTTAATGTCAGCAGCACCAAGATATTTCATTTCAACTTCAATTTCCTGATATTTATCAGACTTATAAGTCTTAAAAATTTCAGTCCATTGTTCAGGATATGTTGGATATTGACCAAATACTGCTTTTAATCCTGGGCGCAGCAATTCGGCAATTTGACCGGTATTAATCATTTTATTTTACCTCTTATATTAATTTACGCTGCTACTATTCCAAGCGTACCTGCTTTAAAAGCATGATTATTGATCATCACTCTGACATTTAAAAAAGGCGAAGTAGTTGCATCTTGCGTATAACTAATCGGCTTGTTTAAATTATCTGGCTCTAATGTATAACCTATTACTTTTAAAGGAAGAGTATCTGTGGAATGATCTATATCATTTGCAGTGAACTTAGTTGCAAGAAACACAGCAGAACCAGTGCGAATATTACCATCCTCTGGGTTTTGTGGGTCAAGGTTTGCACCACCTCCACCAAGCCCAAAACCAAAGTTTTGACCTATCATGTCATAGGTAAAGCGTGCATCGTTTAGCACATCCGTCCAAGTAGAAACCTGAACATCATAAACAACACTTGGGTCATCAATAACAGAAGCTGTAATTTTAGTGCCAGCTTGAACTTGCGTTCCTGCGGGCCAATAATTTGAAGTTATTGCGTTTCCATTAACATCTGTATATTTACATCCAGTAAAAACACCAACTACTGATTCATCATTAGTTCCAGCATTACCATCTGTATTAAATTCATATCTTGCAATAGTACCACCACCCTGATTGGCAGCTAATGGATTAAAGATAACAGGATCACCATAAAAGATGCTAGTGCCATAAGTCGTAGCACCATCTGCACTTGCAGATATATAATATTCATTTGTCTTTTCAGTCCAAGAACCTCCGTTAATAGACGAAACAGGTCTTAAACCAAAAGGAGCATTGACGCCATACGCCATAATCTTTCCTCTATATTTATATTAAAAATTAAAAAGCTAAATTTGAATCTTTAAGGCTAAAAAACAAAAACCAAAAATACGATTTTGAAGGTTCGTAGAACCATATACAAAGGAATCTTTATGGGGAGATTGAAAACCAACTCAACGTTTTTATGTCTCGCTTGACGTTTCTTTTTAAGGGAAAAAGACAAACCATAGATACGATGTTGATAAGTTCGTAGAACTTGAGTTCCCCCTCCTACAATCTTTAAAATAAAGGTTGTGGAAAAGTTAAAAAACATAAAACCAAAAAAGGTAAAAAACTTATGAGTCTATTATAGCATAAAATAAAATATATAACAATTCACTCCATAATAATTATAGAAACTCCATCAGGTGCGCTTTGTACAAATTCACCACTTGCATCTAGTATAGAAATTGTGACAGAGTTTGTTGTTCTAACAGTCCAAAAGGCATGGTATACAGGAGGAGGTAATGCTCCGCCATTATAATTACTTCCTAAAGATAATATAACCCCATAATTTATTGAAGACATAGGAGTAGAAAAGTTCACCACGTAATTGCCATTACTTCCTGTTATGCTATCGATATTTTGCGACTTTTCAATAACAATAGTATTGACACCAGCGTTGATAGTATCAGTAAAAACTCCCCATGCTTCAGGCAAATAAGCATTATTAAATACTCCATTTACTGTTAAATCATTAACATTAGTGATATTGCCGCTGACATCTATAGATACTCCGTTAGTAGATATAACACCAGTACCATTTGTTGAAATAGATATATCTCCATTAGCATTATTATTTGTAATCGTTGAACCGCTTAAAATAATATCGCCAACAGCAACGGAATTTAAATTGCTTATAGAATTATTTACATTAATAACAGGGTCGCCATTTATACCATCACTATTATCTATTTCAATATTAGAACCAGCCACTAAATTTCTTGTGGTATAAGTAGAAGGATTATTAGCGGTAATAGTAGTAAATCCAGTAGACGCTATTTGATTAAAATTAGATAGAGAGTCTGAAATCTGAAATCCAATAGTTCCACCCGGTGGCTCTAAAGGCTCTCCTGTTATTATTAAAGAATCATTAGAACTATTAGCTCCAACTGTAATAATAGCATTTTGCCCAGAGCCATAAGGCAATACAGACCAAACACCATTAGTTGTAGTATTTTCGTCTATAGAAATTTCTTTCACCTCACCCGCTAAAATAGTGGTAAGTTCAGTTATTCCATCATTTAACATTAATTTAAATGATTCTGTACCTACATTATTAAATAGAAAAAAACTACCATTTTGTGCTTGAGTAGCATTTGGTAAAACTATTTCTCTATCTGCCTGATCGGAAGTAACATTTATTCTATCTGTAATAGATAATTGCCCAGTAGGAGTATAAAAAGGAAAATACAAGGTAATGTTTCCTGTTAGTTCTATTTTTTGATAACTAGCTGTAGCCATATTAAAAACTATCTATTGAAGTTGTTGTAGTATGAGACATATTGCCAACATCGTTAGTTACGCCTCTTAAGGATTTAATTTTATCTCTGTTTATTTTATCCAATCTAGCTCTTTCTCTATCTGAATAAACGCTAGGTCTTTCCATTAAAACCACATCTTTATAACAAATATATTGCTTTGATAACGGATTGCGCCCTAGTGGATCAAAAGTAATACCTGGACTTCTATCTACTGGTACTAAAACCCAGCCTTTAGAAGCCATTTCATCTATACGATAATTCTCTTCACCTTTTATTCCGGTATTTACCCATCTATAAGAGTAATCGTCTTTTTTAACCCCTTCAGGTACACGCAAAGGGCTAACATAATTCATATCATAATCGTCACGCATTTCATGACTTCTTAATTCGCTTTCTCGAGTCTTGGTATTTCTTGCCATATTTATGCCCTCTTTTTATTTACTTGATCTTCTAATTTGTATTTTAAATAATCTTTTTCAGATATTCCCATTTGCTCTGCCCAGTTTTTTTCATCAGCCGTTAGCTTTATTTGTACAGT